TGTGTTGCGAGTTTCGTTTGGAAATGGACCACCTTTAGATCCGATGACACCACATGCACCATCGGCAAAGTCAATTAAGCCACCATAGACATCTAAAATTCCTTTAGCAATTATGTTGACAGTATTTTCTGAAAATATTTTCACACTAGATGTTCCCTTTATATCAACAATTTTTGTATTAATAGTGATTTTTTCGTTGGCGTTTATATTGATAACACCATTTTCACCATCAGCACCACTTGTAATAATGTCAACATTCTGACCCTCAATTCTCACTCTACCACTCGGAGCTTTGAGAATAAGGTCTCCACTGGCTGCTTCTATATAGACACCAGGTTCACCTTTATTTACATTGTCACCACCTCTTACCTGAAATGAACCAGGAGAGCGACAAATTGTACCATGTTTTCTATGTTTCTTACCAGTTTGGTCTAAAGTAATGTAGTGATTTAATGCATGACCATTTCTCAACATCACTGCAGACGTTTGATTGTCTTGAGTAATGTGACCGAATTTAAGCTCACCCTCAGCAGTGCCATATCTAATTGTATGCCAGTTTTTTTGAGTTCCCATTAAAATTTACCTACACAGTCAATTACACTGACAACCTTATCTTGTACCATAGGTTCTTTAAGTTCATCTGAACCAACTCTATCTATACAAAGTTTAGGACGTAGTTCAGCATTATAACCTGAATTTGATCTGATGTAAACAGTTGGGAATTCAGTAAATCCCTCCGCACCTTCAGTAACCTTGACAGATATAAGTCTCCCCTGAGCATCAAACTTGGGTTCAGCCTTTGCACCGATGTCAGGTTCGATAATAATTTGATCCCCTTCCGAATAATTAAATCCAGAGTCAAGAATCAAAATCTCACAAAGATACAGAATAACTGGGTAAGAACCACTTGAGACAACAGGATATTGTGCTGCCATACTCTTTAAGTCAGGTTCTGGTGTTGTAAACACCCCTGGAGAAGTAATAGTGATAGGAACACCACCTATAATTTCTTCACCACCACCTTGACCACCTTCTTCACCACCTGGTTGAGGTTCTGTAACTATGACAGTTCCTGGTGGTGTCTGAACTTCATCCCCAGGATTGACAATGACAACATTACCTGGTGGAGTTGGAGTTTCATAACTTCCATCTGGGTGTTGAATTATAGTATCCTCAGGATCTGCCCAAGTATAGTTGTTACCACCCTGACTTCCATTTGGTGCTGGAAGATATCCACTACCTGGTTCGATAATATCTACATCAATAATACCATTCTCAACTTCAACTTGTACAGGATTACCTTGTGAATCGAATATCGGATTGCCATCATCATCAGTAGCATCGGTGAAATAATTACCAACGACTGGTTCTATAACAGCTCCATGACCATTTCCACATTGGTCATCAACATTACCCCAAGTTTGTCCAGGTGTATATCCAGCACCAAAACTTATTAAGTCAACACCAATAACTTCGCCTGCAGTTGAAATGATAAGATTGGCAGCAGCTCCAGCACTTTTAGGTCCACTCCAGAACTGTGCTAATGGTGGACCACATAAGACAGGACCAATACCACAACCGTCAAGATTAAGAGCGTTTGTAATATCGAGTGATGCAAGATTTCCAACACCATCTACAATACCCGTTGCACTACCTACAATACCCGTTGCAGTGCTTGCGATATTCTTAGCCTTACTTGCCAAATTAGAAATGTCACCTTTCGCAATTGGTGCAGGACCACTTAGAATGTTCCAATTGTTAACACCAGGACAAACTGGTTTTTCGTCACAACTCAGGAATGAAAGAACGTCAGTAATAAGTCCTAAAACGTCACCTGCTAGTGAAGTAATTTGACCTGTCAGTGAACTGATACCACCCAAAATTCCATTGATTCCTGCAGAAATTTCACCAAGAAGTGCACCAATGGTATTAGCAACCAAATTTTCGACAACACATTGAGCTGCATTGATGATTTTATTTGCGGCATCCTTAAGCATCCCACCAACCTGACCAATCAGTCCCTTGACAAATTTTCTAAACAGACATGCTATGAGGTCATTAACATCATTGACAGCATTCTTCAGTTGTGGTCTCTCATTAGGAAAAACAAGAAAGTAAGTATCTTTCATAAGATTGTTTACTTTTCGAGTCACAAACTTCTCTGTCTCTTTGAAAACCCACTTAATACCTTCAGCGGTTTTCTCAGTCATGAAGTCTATCTTCTTTTGAATATATTCCTGTCCATCTGCTGCTGTATATTCTTTTCCATTAATAGTTACGGCAATTTGATAATCAAGCATTGCCTTTTGTGCTTTCTGAATATCAACGATCGTATTTTTGATATCCTGCTGAATTTTTCCAATCGGAATAGGTTCACAATCTGAAGGTTGAGCAAGAGGTTGTGTTTGTTCTTGAGCAGCTGCCTCAGACGCAGAATCAATTGTGGTTGTAGATTGTGTTGCAGATTCATCAGTGACTGAATTATTAGGTGACTCTGCTTGATCACCTTGTGCTACAGTTGTACCTTCCGTTGTTTGAGCACCAGACTGTGGTACAACAGTGTCACCTCTATCTACTTTAACAGAATATCTTGAAAGTTGATCGTTTTCAGTGAAACCACTAAAAGGAATAAATCTTGCCTTTGTGATATTTTTTTGAACAGCAGCATATTCATTATTTCCAATTAGACCCATGATGACTGGCATCTGAGCATCTTCACCATCCATGAAGAAACCAAAGACAAAATCACCCTGAGTGATGTTTGCTGACTGGGAACTTGATCTACTTCCTGTACCTGCAGTGACAGGATACATGATATATGCCCATGGTAGTTCATCATCTGGAAGAGCATCAATATCTGCAGTATGGTAACCCATAATACGGACACGATATCTTTCACCAAATCCTTGTATCTCTCCGTTATTTCCTACTGGTCCTGAGGGTTTATTATCTTTCCATGAAGACTCTGGGGCAACCTGGCCAACCCACCAGACAAACCCATCTCTTCCTACAAAATATCTTTTGAAAAGTCCTTGTTCAATCATTTGAAACCTGTTTTACTTCCGAATGAGTCTCTGACTAGAGCCAATCTACTAAAACTCTCATTAGGAGTGACTCTATGACACACACTGGCTACCATATATATTCCACCTGTCTGTTGGTTTTTTTCTGGATTATTATCACCACTCACCTGAGGGAAATCGCATTGTACGACATCACCTGCTTTGATACTAAGATCTAAAGGTAGCGTGATATTTGTTTTAATAGAGAACATCTGATTATATCTCATGACCGATTGAGCCATGGTATTTTCAGCATCATAATTAGGTGATGTAGAATTTTCTTTCCACTGAGCTAACTGATCATTTCCTGATCCATTGGGCATTGCACCAACATCAAATACGTGACTCATAAGTCTAGTTGGTGATTGTGTAAATTCTTCCGCAACCATGTCACCACCAAAATACTTACCAGCCTTTCCGATATTGTCTGGTTGATATTTAAATTCTTTAACGTAATAATCCATCGCAAATGGATTGAAGTATATTGCTCTACTATTATATGTTCCTAATGTGAGATTTTGTTTCAGGTCAATATCAGAGTCAATACTATAGTCAAGAACATTAGCTGTGTATCCCTGAGGTAATTCTCCTGTGTTATTCAGAATAAACTTTTTTGTAGGTGTCCCATCAAATATTTTATCAATGGATCTAAAATTGAATCCATCCCTTGTTTGATAAAAAACATATCCTGCTCTTGTACCAACATCTTGATCAGGTACAGCCTTTGATGCTAACCAAGTACAAGTGTAAAATGGTTTTCTATCATTACCAATGAAATTATAATTGAGAGACGTATTATCAATATTCTCAATAGTACCTCCCATGTTAGTGACTATGCTATTAACATGTTCAGAAATTTTTCCTTCATATCTTGCAATCACTCTCGATTGTTCATTAGCAAAATATTCTTTAGATGCAAAGTCAATTATAAAAACATCTTTCTGTGTCCCAGAATCTGCATCTCGTACTCTATTCACATATAAACCATCTTTAAACTTAAGTTGATTTTTATAGTTGTCTTCAATAGTAATATCAGTTCTCTCACCACCTCTTATAGGAAGATCATCTAATACACTTATACTTTCTTGAACTCTATCACCTTCTGCTTTGAAACCACTATCTACAATAACTACAGATGCAGTGACATTATTCGACAATATACTCTCATAATATTTAAAATCTACAACACCACCAGTAAGATCTGCTGCCTTACTTTGTTGATTAGAAGATATCTTAAACTTCTGAATATTAGATGATTGTGTAAGTGCGTTTTCTGCTGCCATTATCCTTGTTTATATAAGAAGCCAAGAAGTTGTGACTTATAATAACTATTTACTACTTCTTTTGTAGAAGGACCAATACCACCCATTGGTGCTCCACCACCTCCACTTACTTGTGGTGTTGGTTGTCCTGGTACAGGAACAGGAACGACACTCGACTGTCCTGGTCCTGGTGTATACGATGTATGTCTCTGAATACTCTGTGATGTTTCACGACTTGGTGATGCCTGTGGAGGAACAACGAGTTGAGTCGTCTCCACTGAACCTTCTGACTGATCTGGTTTTCCGATACGGAGATATTTAACATATGGCATCGGGTCTTCATCTTTACCATAACCACCCTGTCCAGCAGGACTTACTTCAAAGTGTAGGTGTTCTCCAGTTCCTGCTCCAGTATTTCCAATCTCACCAATGAGTTCTCCATTGTATTGTTGTCCCTGAGATACTGTTATTCTCGCCAAATGTGCGAAGAGGAAATCCTTACCACCAGATGTAATGATGACTGTCTTTCCATATCCACCATAAGTTCCAACTGCTGTGACCTTACCTGTCAATGCAAGTGCGACATACCATCCCTTCTGACCACTGGTACCGATATCAACACCAGCATGATGTTTGTATTGTCCAGATACGGGATTGAGTCTCATACCTCTTCCACTCGTGTATCCAACTGGACCAGTGCCTCTTCCCACTCCTTCAAAGTTTCCAGTATCAACAATATTTGTAAGACCAGTGCTTCCCGATAATGCATTAACCTGAGGTGTCTCTTGTGTACCTTGCTCCTGTGCCAAATACGCATCATAAGTTTCTGGTAAACTATGATCCTCAACAGCAGCATTATAGAACTCCTGTTCAGTCATAGGTCGTGAAGGTGTTGCAGGTGTCGGAGCCTGATCTTCCTTTTCTGGTTTCTCCACTGGTCCTTTTTCTTTACTTTCGGGATTTGTGAATGCCTTCAACAATGCCTGAGGAAGGGTGAGAGGATTAGCAAATGCTGCAGGATTTATAATCTCAGTTCCTCCAAGTCCTGGAACCCAACCAGGTATCTCAAGTTTAGGAAGTGCCTCGTAGAATCTTGTGAATACACCAGTAACAAAATTAATTGCAGCATCTTTTGCCTTGGATAATAAACCTCCTATCCAGTCTAATGCGATCTTACCACCTTCCAATGCAGCCATGAAGTCTTGCTTCAACTTCTTACCAACAGCATCAAGTCCACCACCTCTTAGTCCGATAAAGAAGAGATCTCCAATGTACTCACCAGCAAAAGTACCAATAATTGTACCAAGGAATGGAATAAATGAACCTAACGCACCACCAATTGCTGCACCACCTGCACGGAATAATGCCTGGTCTATTCTGCCAGTTTCAATATAAGTGAAGATACCAACCAATAAAGAACCAAGGATTGGTACTCTCGACAAAACCTTCCTTCCTACAGCAAAAGCAGCTCTTGTTCCTTGAGCAACACGACCAGCCATTCTCGATGCTGCTTGTGGAGCTCTATATAATCCTCTTTGAAGACCAGCAGCCCTGCCTCCAAAGGCAGTACCAGTTTGCAAACTTGCACCAAATTGTCTAGTTCTTGCAGCAATTGAACCAGGTCTTACTGTCCCTTGTGGTCTAGGGGCACTTCTTCTTGCTTGTTCTAAGTTAAACGTACTAGGAGTTCTTCCTCTTGGTGTTCTAAATTGATTAGGTCCAGACGCAGTGGAACCTACTGCACCCACCCCTGTTGGTGCCGGTGTTCTAATACCAAGAGCTTTTTTGACTAAATTACTGATTCCATTTCCAATAGCAGAAAATGTAGATTTTACCCCTTGTACAATCTTTCCAAATGAAGTCTTAAGTACATTTCCTACACCACCAATTCTTCTAGCAAATCCCTTTAAAGTGTTCTTTACGGGTTTGACTAACAGAGAAGCACCGACAAGAAAATTCTTTAATAAACCTAAATTCTTATCACCGTCAGTATTGGCCTTGTTCAATTGGGGGATAATACCATTTATCAAGTCGAGAAGACCTAATGCAGCTCCTCCTAAAAGAATATTGGTTAAAAACCCAAGTGGATCAAATTCCCCTTTTGGTGAGATAAATGAAGCACCACGAGATGTTTTCTTTTTACCTTGTTCTAATTTATTCTCAAGCCTTTCTCTTAGTCTCTTATCAGATTCTTCCTCCGCACTTTGTGCAAGTGACTCAAGATTTTCATTCTCAGTCTTACCAATTAATATTAAAGACCGAGTGGTCTTATCAATATTATCAAGTTGTTTCTTAAGAGTATCAGGAGATACATCTTTCTCAGATTTTGTTTCGGGTACTTTATAAACTGAGGATGGAAGACTTATAAACTTCGTCTGTCTTTGGGGGATGACATCCGTCTTTTTTACAATACCTTCCTTCTGTTGTTTTACAATTGCAGATTTACCAGAGACAAACTTTTTTGCCCCCTTAGTCTTTTGACTACCACCACTTATCGCCTTCTTCGCTGCACCACCAGCAACACCTTTGACAACTCCTCCCAGTAACATAGGTAAAGCCATGTCTTACCCCACTATGTTATAGATTGATTTAACAACAATCAAATCAAAGTTGTTTGCATCCTCAGCAGAGAATCCTGGTACTTCTTTTTGACCAGCAGAAGCTGTGCTTTGTGGTACTTGCTGTTGTTGTGGCACTGGTAAAACAGTTGTTCCTCCACCATTGTTACTTTCATAAGGTTGAATATTTGATGGAGTTACATTACTACTCGCTAATTGACCAGTTGATGTAATTGGTTTACCAGCCATGATTTGAGTTCTAGCACTTTGTAATGCCTGTTCTACTTCGGCAACAGTATGTAATGCTCTGTTTCCTGAACCATAATTAGACATTCCAGTATCGGGATTGGGTATTGAAGCAAACTCTTCAGATAACCCATGAACGGCACCTCTTAAATCATTACTTTCACCTCTCAGATAGGCACCTACTCTTTTTTTCTTTTTCATAATCAAACCAATACCAAGTTGATCTTGATTCTGTTGTGAGAACATATCACTTTTACTCAATCCAGAATATCGTAATGCATCTGGCATATTGTAAGGTACAATTTGATATTTACCAGCAGCAAAGATACCATAGTCACCTTCCTGAGGATTATTTTTATTCATCAAGTAAGCTTGTCTTTCCATAATCTCACCAATCGTCATATCGGTAAGTTTTTTACCAATCTTACCCATAGAATCGTGTGTACTTCCTACAATCCTATCTCCTATAGTTCCTTGATTCATCGAGTTATATCCACCCTCTCCTGACCCTATAAAGTCAAGAAGACTTCCACCTCCAACCATACCACCACCAGCATAGCCAAGAATCTTTCCAAAATTAGGTGTGTTATTACCACCTGCTAAAGCATTCGCGTTCAACAGGTTTGCAGCACCATATGCATCAACAGCCTTCTTACTCATCATGATTTCGCCTGGTTGTGCAGCAATCAGTTGGGTGTCCTTACCCATACCTTTTACTTTCAGACCAGTACTGTTATCAATAGCTCCACCATCAACCATCGAAATGCTATTAGCATCCACAACTTCACCACCACCTTCTTGTTTCTGTGCCCATTGTGGATATTGTATAGTCGGAATATTAGGTATGGCTATTGGATCAATTGGAGTGTATTGTATCGGAGGTAAATCAACAAACGGTAATTGATTCAATTGAGTGACAGCACTCTGAAGAATTGACATTGCACCATTTAATCCACTCACAAGTAAATTAACAGGTGCTAAAACAACATCGTTTATAAAACCGATTATGTTGTCATTGATAAAATCGACTATAAAATTGGCAAAATCGTAGAATGGTCTGACGATCATTCCAGGATCTTGTACTAATTCGAATAAGAAGTTGACAAGGCCACCAAGTGCAACATTCTTGACGAAATTCATTATTGCATCAAAGGCACTTTGGAATGGTTTGGTTTTCTTTTCTATTGACTTTGGATCAGCCTTTGATCCACCACCTTCCATCCTTTCTTCACGTGCTCTTCTTCTTGCAGTCGCCTTTTCTCTTCTTAGTTTATTTGCCGCCTTCTTCTCTCTCTTATTTTTCTCCTTATCAAGTTCAAGAATTTGTTTGAGATTTTCCTCAATCCCATTCAATGATGTTGCCAGTGGTATGAGTTCTTCTTGTCTTTCTTTTTTAATCTCAGTCCTTACCTGATCTCTGTCTCTACCTAGAGTTGTAATTTTATTTGAAGTTTGTTGAGCAGTTTGACTTGATCTTTCCCTATCTCCAACAAAGTTAGAAGCCTTTACCGTCTTTTTCTTAGGTTTGAATTTACCACTTGAATTTCTTGCTCTTTTAAGTTCTTTCCTCAGTAAATCGGTATCCCCCTCTTTCTCCTCAGATCCACTCAAGGATCTCTTTGCCATTACTTCCTTAAGTAAGACAACGTAATCTTCGTAGTCTAACTCAGCCTCATAGTCCTCAATACCAAGTAACTCAAGGATCCTTGGATCTATATCGTCTTCTTTTGATGGTTTTGATTCCTGTTTATTAGACTTACCAATAGTCTTTACTATTGCCGTTACTTCTTTCTTTCTTTTCTCTTCTCTCTTCGCTTCGTTTTGAATACTCTTAATAAGGTCGTCTAAACCCGCGGGCACATCATCAGATTTTTTGGCATCCTGAAGTTCTCTGAGAATTTTCTCAGCAGCTGCCTTTTTATCTGATGACTTCCTTTGGATTTTTCTAGCCATTGCGTGACTTCATCTTTTGTTCTTCTTCCTCTAGATGATTTTGTAGTAATGACACATAGATGTCCCTTTCCCAAGGCATCATGTTTTCAATCTCTGTCAATGAATATTTATGGTACTGCATCAAGGCGAAATTTAACTTGAAGTAGTTCTCCAAGTCCATGTGTACCAAGCCTATCCGAAAAAACTTGAGAGACCCTCCAGCACTACTGTACTCTTAACTTTAGTGACTGGGTTTTTGATTTCAACTGAGTGGGAAAGTTTAGGCATTGTATCAAAGAACTTCTCAATCTTCTTAAACTGAGCAGAACTCATTTGTTCAAGGAATTCGATAATTTCTTTTTTACTTACATCTTCAGTGGACCAAACCTCTTCCTCATTATAGATTTTATCAACACAAGTTGCAATCAATTCAAATGACTTATCAATACCTGTTTCATTCAAATCAAAATTATTTTTAATGAACTGATCAAGAGATGGATACTTCATCTCCATCATAAGATTATCGTCAAGCCTGATCTGTTTATCGTGTCCTTCAGTTTCAACAACCTTGATATCCTCAAGGTCAATCTTGACTGTAACTGTGGTTTCACCATCATCAGGTGCAATGAGACTTACCTCAACTTCTTCACCAACTGACTTACCCCTAATATTCAAAAAGAGAAATTCTATATCGAAAGTGGGAAGAGATTCTACCTTGACTCCCCTCGTACTAATACAGTTCTTGATAACTGTCTTAATTGCAGTGGTGATATTTTTAGTATCCTCACTCTCAAGTGCAAGTACGAGTAACTTTTCTTCTTTAACTAAGAAAGGTCTA